ACTTTAAAGAGAGATCAGCACCCGCTGTCGCTCAGGCTGAAGCCCCATCCTCAACCACATCAGAGTCAACGGATGACTCTCTTGATTTCTTCAAGAGTTTAGCGGAAGACTAAGGTGATTGGTCAAAACTCAATCTAGGGTTTATGGGGTGCAAGGATGCGCCCCTTTTTTTAATTCAAAATAAGAGGTTGTTTATATGAAAATAAGTAATCGATTAATAAACTATTTTAATAGAAAGAAGTCAAAAAGTTCAGACAAGAACCATACACGATATCGCAACGATATCTGCAATCACTGGGACTTAGATTATGTTTCGGTAGATCAACTTGAAGAACTTCTCAAGCAAGACAATGTAGAGACTACACTGACTCGCAAGAAGAAGGATTATGACTGAAGTACTGGTAGGTGTCCGTTAGCTAGAGAACCGCTACCACCACCCTTAACGATATTAAACGTAGTTTGATTACCACCAACAGTATTGGTTGTTACAGTATCGCCACCTTTAGCAACATTTTGCTGAATTGATGCGGCTGATGCCTGTTCTTTAGCTACTTGATCAGATGCAATTGCTTGTGTTTTACCGGCTAATTTTTCTGGTACAGGAGAGATTTGAGAGGCTGCCGCACGAGCATTAGCATCTCTAAGGTCTTTTTCAGCGAAAGCTATGTCTGCTTGAAGTTCATCTTGTCTAAACCCTTGATATATAGAGCCGTCTTCTTCTGCTTGAGCAAACGCCGCTTTTGCACCGGCAAGTTGCTTCTCTGCTTCTTCTACAGATAGACCCATATCATCACCAGTAGCGGCAGGTCCTATTTTAGCTGTAGCGGCTTGACTTGGTGGTGTTTTCTTGCCTTTACCACCTCTTGAGCCTCTTACTCTTGTGTTCTTTTTAGCTTCTGCCTTTAAGTCTGCTTCTTTGATGTCTTCACCATCAAACATTGCTCCCATCATTTTCTCGATTAAGTACTCACCACTCAATGCACCAAATAATCCACCAAGACCACCACCAATTGCGCTACCAAGGCCTGGGAATATCATAGTTCCCAAACTACCACCGGCAATAGCACCTAATGCACCACCACCAATAGAACCAAGTGCGCCTGCAGTTTGTTTTCTAACTACAGAATCTGGTTCGTCATTGTAAATAGCCATCGCAGGTTCGAGAAGAGCAGGTATGACAGCACCCAAAGGACCTGCGACTCTAAAGAATTTAGCAAACTTAGCGGCTTTTTCAGCAGGGAGTTTAGATAAAACGCCCTTAATGGTGGTTGGTCTACCTTGAGATGCGGCACCATTTGTTGTGACTGTTGGACCGCCAGGTATTTTTACTTTAGGAGTTTTTGTAGATGTGACTTTTGGTGTAGTAGCTTTTGGTGCATCAGGAACTTTAGGAACTTTTGTAGCACTAGGAGTTGCGCCAGGAGTTGGTGGCTTACCACCAATACCAAGTGCGCCCTTGATAGCACCACCTGCTTTGCTCATTACTTTACCTGTTGCTATAAAAGAACCAATACCCGCAACTGCGGCACTAGTACCTGCAACTAAGTCTTTATTTAAACCAAGTAACTTACCATCTTTATCTACGTCAAGATTACCAACAGCATCAAATACTAGTTTACCTACTGTGCCGGCAACGAATCCTTGAACACCACCCTTGAGTTTTGCTCCAATACCACCCTTTGTAAACATACCAGTTAGTACAGAAGCAAAACCACCAGTACCTGCGGCATCACTTACTTTTTCAGCAGTATCATCACCAATACCAAGTTTTTTTAATCCATCGCCAACTAGACTTTTGAAGAAACCTTTTGCTCCAAATGCTCCAAGTAAGCCAGCACCAAGTTTCTTAGCAAACCCGCCAGGACCCGCACCAAGATCAACTTGATCAGTAACTTTACTTAATAGACTTTTACCATCACCACCAGAACTATCGTCTTCAGCGACAGAAGCAAGAGCAGACTGTCTTTCAGAATCTTCTGTTGCTTCTTTATCGAACGCTAGTTGTTTATCTAGTTTGCTCGATATCGAGCCAAGAAATTCTGTTTGAACAAACATTAACTTTTCTACAGAACGTAGAATATCGACTGTTTTGTCGCCACGAAGTTCGCCACCAATGACTTTATTGAATCTCTTTTTAACAGAATCTTCTAGTGCATCAGCGACAGGAGACATACTTTGCTGTACTTCTGGAAAATCTGCGTCTGGTGTTAAGGTTTCAGCCATTTGTTTTTATTTTCCGAACCATTGATCGATTAAATTCTTTCCATAGTACAATACGCCCAACCAAACTGTGAACAGTATACCATCGAAATATGATAGGTTATTCCATGCTTCTAGTGGTGCTTCCATAATCTACTCCTATTTCTTCTTGCCGAAGTTCTGTGTGCCAAAGAATGCCGCAACGATACCGGCAACAGCGACAAAGTATGTCGGTGCCATATCACCTAGTGTTTTCTGTGCTTGATCTAGACCTACAAGAGATGCTAGAACAACAGCAAATGGGTACAACAACAAACCACCAAGAGCAAACCAAGTCATGTTACGCTGTGCATCACGCATAGCATCTGCATCTTCTAATTCTTTACGTCTAAATTCAAGATATAACTGCTCTTCGTCTTTAGACACATTGCCATCACCATTCGTATCAGCAGGGTGAAACACTTCTGCTTTTGTTTCTTCACTCATTATTTACTCCACTATCTATTCTTTTGTTTTTGTTCTTCTATATGGTCTAGTAGCATATCAACATATAAATCACGCTCATATGGCAATAGACCCTCTAATTCTGCTATACTATATTTATGATGTTGAGCCATGGCGAACATCGTCTTATAGTATGTTCCCAGGCTGATATGACTCAACACTAGATAAAAAAAGTTTCGACACCCTCCAAAACTACTTTTTTCTCTTCACCATCTGCATTGGTATATGTCTGTTCACATTTCAACACTGGAACTGTTTCAAAAAACTTCTTGATGTCTTCAACTGTTTCTGTCGCAAACGAGTCAACAAACTCAAGAACTTCTTCATCAGAAAATTCAGACAACTTATGTACAGTATCTCCCTCAACAACTGTATCAATGCAAGAAAGCATCACATCATAGATATTTCTTGCTTGATCTTGTTCTGGATTTAAGAACTGAGTTACCTCATCCAGTTTTGGATATCTCATAACCAAATAAGAGTCTTCACCTAGTGGTATTTCTGGATTATGCCCTTCTGGTTTTGTTATTTCTATTTCATCGATATCTAACTCAAGCATAACTGGTTTTTCAGTATCTGGATCAGTGATTTGAAATGAAATAACATTGTTAACAGACTTGCCTCTTATCTGAAGTAGTAAATATTCCAAATCAAACATTGGAAGTTCATCTACGTCTACATCTTGACAACAATTACCAATAATCTGCTTAATTGCTAAAATAACTTGTTCTATCTCATCAGACTCTTGTGCAATAAGAAGAATCTTCTCTTCCTTTACAGTAAACGGCCTATATTTAATTTTCTTTTTTCCAGTTGAGAGCAATTTCGTCTCAAACAATGGAAGGTCAATCTTTGGTAACCCCATCTCACTTCTCCTATATTATAGAATTATTTAAAAGTACTTTGTTCCCCTCAAGCCACGCCTGATTAGATTTTCGACTGATCCCGCTTCGGCTGCCCTATTAGCGGCTGATGATGTAATTTGATCTACTAATGTGCCTGGTCTAAATGGATTATCAGCAGGCGCTCTAATAGCAGAACCATTATCTACATCTACAACTAGACCTTCTTTACTACCAGTAACTTTTAGTGTATCAAAGCTAAATCCAACAGATAGTGTTAAAAGTGCGTCATTGTCAGCCCAAGACTCTTCGACACCACCTATATTGATTGGATATGCTCCACCAAACTCGTAACTATACTCTACAGCACCATTTTTTGCTAATACATCGACATTTAATCGTGTAGCATAATCGCTTTTGTAATTAATTTCAAATGGTAAAGCACCACCAACGCTAGAGTATTGACCATTACTATTGTCATAGTTAATAATATGTTGCGCCCATCTATGGAAATACTTGACCATACCTAACTCTTGATCTACCAAAAATACTGCGGGTAAAACAGGAAAGTTTAGACTTGTTGGTCTTCTTGTAATAGTACCAAAGCCTTGCTGTTGAACCTCTGATGTCTGAATATCAAATTCTGGTAAGGTAACACTTTGACAATAAAACTCTACATCATCAATAACTGGTGAACTACCCTTTGTCTCTGTTTGTAATGCTAGAGGAGTAGTTATTCTCATTCTAAATGCATTGTTTTGAGCAAGACCATGCTTCTGAAGACTTGAACTGAAACTACTAATATTAAATGCCATCTCTTATACCTAACTAATTTTTCGTCTTGAATCAGCAAACACAGTTGCTTTTGATGCACCAACGAATCTTTCTGTTGGTAAGAATAATGCGATATCCCACTCTGATGGGAACACATACATAAATTTACTTTGCACTTGTGAATTCAAATATCTTTTCACACATGGGCGAAATTCTTTAAACTTAGCCGCTTTATCTAGTATCTGGTAACTAATTTTTAATCGTGTTGTCTCGTCATACTTTGTATTATTTGCTGTCTCATACAATGCATCCATTAATCTTGCACGAAGTTGTAGTGGAATGTAATGCATATTCAGCCCGTAGAAACCACCCTTAACTTTCTTATATGGAAAGATTAGAGGCATTCTATCGTAGTAGGGTAGTTTTGCTTTGGTCTTAGCATCATAAAGCATCATGTACATACCACCAACGAGTGGTTGAGAAGACATTCTATCTTTACCTTTACCACCAAAGAAGTCGTTCTCTTTAACACTCTTATATTTCTTTGCCGTATCACGATACCATTTACGAGCATCATTAGTACGAGCAGGTACTTGCCCTGATCTTACGCCCTTGTTAAGTATATCGTCAAACAATACAGCCATTAGAGTATTACTACACCTTCTTCAATTAATCTTTGTCTGTTGAGCATATGGGCTTCTTGAATCTCTTCTTTTGAACCACCATAATAATCAACAGCGTGACCTTCTTCAATCAATACTTTTGTGACTGGTCGCCATGAATCAGTCTTGGCATCATATACATCAAAATCACCAAGAATACGACCAAACTTACCTTTCATGTCTTCACCATTTCTTGCGATTTGTGTACGCAATACTGGTTTCTCACCCAGTAGAGAGATTAAACGATCTTTAGCCGCTAGACCAAACTTCTTCTCTACTAAGTCTCTTGTTCTTGATTCAGGTGTGTCGATGCCCATGATACGAACTCTTTCGTTTCTCATCCAGATACCAAAACCTAGATCGATGTCCACATCTACAGTATCACCATCCACTACCTTAACTACTTTACACTTATAATCATACATTGTTAATTTCCTTATGTTTGTTATCTATTTATACACTATCACTTGATTCCTAATTCATTCTCTGTTATAATAGAAAACTTCCAACCTCTATCTTTACAGAACTCAGCCGCCGCATTCCACTTAGCTGAGTTAGTGCCCCAAGTCTTAACTTCATTTAAGTAACGCTTGGTAGGTTTATTCTTCTTAGTATTCTGTACAGTTGGTGGTTTCGTCTGAGCATACGGCTTGACTTCGATTAATATCTTTTCTTTCTTACCTTTAAATACTTTCTCTACATAAAAGTCTGGAAAATATCTATGCATCTTACCATCAATTGGTGAGCGATATGGTACAACTATTTCTTCGCTATTCCACAACGTAACGTGTGGATGCTTATCCAAATAATTCATCAATTTTAATTCCCAACCACTACGATATATAATATTAGTTGGATCGCCTTTATACTTTGTTGGGTTTCTTGGGCGAAATCTACCCTGATTATACTTTGCCATCTTATAGAACTCATATAAATAATTGTCATAGACTAACTTATTATTTATATAAAGGTAAGAAAATGGCTACATCAGATTCATTATTGCGAACAAGCCCTAGAGATCACATTGCAAGCAGAAAATCAGAACGCTCCGATGAACTATTACAGTTTCCATCAAATCTTGGCGCACACTGTACACTCATGCGATTTTTTCAGTATACTTATGGGGGCGCAAAAGGTGCTGTCGAAAATCCACTAGCAGAAATAGTATTACCACTTCCAAAACAAATTCAAGACTCATTTAAAATAAACATAGCAGGTGATGAACTTGGATTAACTGGAACAGCCGCCGCTCAAGTAGCCGCATCAGCAGGTAATAGTGAAGCAACAGGTGGAGTTGGTAGCGCAATTAAAAGTTTAGCATCTGCAACAGCATCAGCCGCTGAGAATATTGGTGCCGCCGCAGGTAAAGCCGCTCTTGGTGATTTTTCTGCTATACAAGAAGGTCTTGGTAAGACAGCAGATGCCGCATCATTTTTAACACTTGCAGGTCTTGGAGCAGTTGCACCAGATATTAAAAATGGTATTGGGGCAGGGCGAGGAACAGCAGTAAATCCATTTCAGACGCTTGTATTTAAGGGTGTTGATCTTAAAGTACACTCACTTGAATGGTTATTATCACCAGAAAGTGAAGACGAACAACGTCAATTAAAGAAAATTATTCGTACATTACAGCGCATGGTATTACCTAAGTCTCAAAATCCAATGGGAGATGGTAATGAATTTGGTCTGACAGCAATTGACAAGGGGCTATTAAAGTACCCCGCAATGGTAAATATATTTCTTCAGGGCATTGATCAGAATTATTATTTTAAATTTAAGACTTCAATGATATCACAGTTGAATGTTGACTACACTCCTAATGGATTATCAATTAATAAAGGTGGTAAGCCAAGCGCAATTCGTATTACAATGACACTCAACGAAGCATATATTCATACAAGTGATGACTATAAAGAAGATGCACTTGATGTTGAAGGCTTTGTTGAACGTCTAGATAGTAGTATTGAAGAAGAAGGTTTACGCCAAATACCAGATGCAATCACAGAATTTTATGACGAAAATGCTAATTTCAGTAATCTTCAGAACACTGATGAGATCAAAGTAACCAAAACACTTCCGAATGGAAGCACCAGTGAATCAGTCATATTAAAATCTGAATTACTTGAAAGCGGGGTAAGTCAAAGCGAAATTACAGCCGGAAGACTTTCTGAAGACGAATCAGTTACATTTGCGAGCCCATCATGAGTTATTTTAAACATTTTCCTACGACAACATACGACAATAAAATCGTATTAGATATTACACGCAAAGCAAAGTTTGATAGCATTGTAAAAGATGGCGCACTTGATTATATGTCATACACCATCGAAGAAGGTGAAAGACCAGAAGATGTTGCTTATTATTACTATGACGATGCCTCTCTTGCTTGGTTAGTATTATTATCTAACAATATTCTTGATCCATACACACAATGGCCTAAGTCTCAGGAGAATCTAGAGAAATATATTATTGCTCAGTACGAATCACAATCTGGAACAACAGGAAGAGAAGTTCTTGACTGGGCTAAAAACGCTACAATCTCAGCAAATATTGTTCATTATCAAAGCCAATATGATGATGAAGTACGATTAAATCGAGCATCATTTGTTGCTCTTGGTAATAGTCACACAATTACAACAGATAAAATTGTGGTCGGAACAGAATATATTGTTAATACAACAGGTGGTATTAGCGACAGCGATTGGTTATCAATTACTGGTGGAGTCACAGCAGGTGCAGGCTTAACATTTACAGCCGCAAGAAGTGGTGCAGGCATAGCTTTTGCTGATACTGCAAAGGTAACAGGCACATCAATTACCAATCCTGCTCGTGAATTTTATCCGATTCGAGCCTACGACTATGAATTTACAGTCAATGAAGAAAGAAGAGAGATACAATTAATTAACAAAGGCTATCTAGCCACAATAAAAGATCAAATTGAGACGATATTAAAAGATGAATAAAGGCAAACAAGCAGGCTTCTATACACTTAAATCATTTAAGGTAAAGCCACTACTCGAAGAGAACATTAATCGTGATAGCGAGAATGAATCGTTTGCTGAAGAGATAGAACTTGCCAAGACTATTGTTAACTGGGGAATATCTGAATCAATTAATTCCCCATTTATCTCGGGCTTCGCTGTAATTAATGAATCTGGTAATGTTCTGGAAGATACTCCGCTTATTGGAGAAGAAGAAATCGAATTAACATACACAGATTTCTATGGCGAAAGCGCCACGCATCGATTTTTTCTGTACGCTATTGAAGACATCGGACCTGCATCATCAACAAACGATAGAATGATGAAGTATACAGTAAGATTTACTTCTATTACAAAGCTACAAGGCGATCAAAGAAAGATAAGAAAGTCATATAACTCCACAAGAATATCAGATATTGCACAAGATATCTATGATACTTTCATATCTACAGGTAATAGTCAATACGATAAAGGCATAGAGATAGAAGAAACAGATGGAGAACAATCTTTAGTCATTCCAGACATGAGAGCAGACGCCGCAATGCAGTTTTTATCTAGAAGAGCATATAGTAGTAAGAATAATACCTCTCTATATAGATTCTTTGAGACAAGAGAGAAGTATTATTTCTGTACACCTGAGTACCTGGTCGAAAAATATGGCGAAATCGAGGAAGAAAACAACGATGAATTAAACCCGCTTTATTTTATCTACAACACTGTAGAAGACAACACAGGCGCCGGTCAGAGAATTGCCCAACAGTCTGTAAACGACTTCAGTTACGGCACAAAGGTCGACACGTTTCGTGATATGAAAGAGGGTATGTATCGCCGAGCCATCACAGAACTTGATCCGACAACGAGGACCCGTATCAAGCGAGACTATGATTATTCTACTGAACAAGGCGACAAAGAGTTTCCTTCGAAGGTGAAGCTAACGCATTCGCAGACCTTTTTGGACAAGTATATGGCGGCTAACACACAGCCTGATTCTTATTTGATTACAGACTTTCCACAGATTGGGCAGTCACGAGGCAAGCAGGATATGAAGAAGCCTTATCAGCATTTCTATGAGAACTATACAGCAAAGCCTGTTGTGGACTATCACTTTGGTGTTAATTCACTCTCTATGGAGATTAATGGGCGAATTGAACTGTATCCGGGCAGGGTGATTAATCTAGAGTTATATAAGTTTAGTAATACTGTATCTGGCGCAAGAGAGATTGATACACAGAGATCAGGTAAATATATTGTGACTGATATAGCCAGTTCTTTTACTGGGGACCTGTTTAAGCAACAAGTTGTGATTACTAAGGGCGGGTTAACCTAATGGAGTTGGTTTGGAATGACTTTCTTGGAATTTGTTTAATAATATCAATAAGTTATAGTGTCTATTGTATACTAGAGGATAAGCAATGAGTGGTGGATTTAATAATATGTTGCATTTCGTGGGTGTTGTGGAAGATATCCATGACAAGACAAATGCTGGGCGAGTTCGTGTAAGAGCATTTGGTATACATCCGCCTCGAATTAGTGAAGATATTGAAGACAATGTTCCAACAAAAGACTTACCATGGGCAACTGTACTAGATGGGACTTATGGTGTATCGCCTATAATACCTGCGATTGGTGACTGGGTCTTTGGTTTCTTTGTAGATGGTAGAGAAGCACAACAGCCTATGATCATTGGAAGACTACCAGGCTCTTATTTGAATCTACCGGGTGGTTCTGGTGAAGCAGGCGAAGATGGATATATTCCACCAAAAGCCTTATACAAGTATGGAGAGCCAGAGTTACATCCCTATGTTGGTGGAGAAGATATCACAAAAGGCGCATATCTTACACAGTCTGTATCCAATTATTTGATAAAACAAGCACTGATGGATGATACTTTTGACGAGCCACTCATTGCACCGCCCGAGAATAATATACATCAACGTGTGATACAAAGCAAAGATGGTGATAACTTTATTGTATTAGGCTCTGGAGAAGATGGTGATAGTGGTGATTACTTTTTGATCTCCCACAGTTCAGGCTCCGTCTTTCAGATTGATTCCAACGGCACAGTGTTTATTAAGTCCTTTGGTGATCAGTATAACACAACTGAAGGCGTATTGTCAACCCTTGTAAAGGGTTCTTCTCACACAAATATCGAAGAAGACTGGTCACTCAAGGTAGAATCTGGCTCTGGTAAGGTCTATATTCATGGTGATTTAGACATAGAATGCGAGAATTTTAACGTAACTGCTCGTTCTAAGATGAATCTTCATGCGGGGGTGAAGACAAATATCAGTGCCGCAGGTATATCAATGCTTGCTACAGCAGACGATATTAACGTAGGAGCGAAGAAACATACGAAGTTTTCGACTGGAACAGAGGACAATGGTGGTGGTTTTTACATACAAGCACTACATGGAGACTTTCATTTAGACACCTATAAGACCAATATGTTTAGTGAAACGTATCATAAAATCAGTTGTAACGGCACGCCAGCAGTGTCTGAACAAGAGAAACCTTATAAAGATAAGGGGCATCACGGCATCGAAATTAACACTCCAGACATCATTCATTTGAATGCGGGGGTGAATTTATCGGGCAAATCAGGCGATATATTGAGTCTACAAGGCGCAAGTTTAGCAAATATGACAGCGCAGAAAGTCGATGTTGTTGCCTCAGGTGGTACTCTCAATCTAAAATCAAGTGGTGTAGCGAACCTAGATTCGAATGCTACAGTACAACTTGGTAACGGAACAGACGAGACTGCCTCTTCTACAGTAAGTGGTATTGACTCAACAAGAGGTGATCAAGTCACTAATTTAGACGCAAGAGTGTCGGTAACAGAAGTAGCAAGTGTTGTATCACCAGGCGAATTGCCTGCAAGTAAAGCAAAACGTGATCCAGTCATTAAGCGATTGACATCATTCATCACTGGATTATTGGATTAGAGAGGGTACTATGAGTATTGAATGCGACAACACAACACCATTAGGAAGCAAAGCGGCTTCTGAAATACTGAATGAGAACAGTTCAGCCCTGCTCGATGCGATTAAGGACCTAAGTTCTGTTGCAAATATTGATCTAACGAGTGACAATTTTGCTGATCCTACGTCTACATTAAGTCGAGAAGACTTAAATGAAACAACAAATCTACTGAATAATCTGTTACTTCAGACGCCTTTAGACGAGTTTCCAGTACTTAAAGATAGAATGGATAATGGCGGTAAGCTGTCTGTTACTGATTTAGCAGAGTTTGCAATTGGTAATAGTACGGATTTAACTTCTCTTAAAGATGCATTGTCTAATTATAACACGAATTTGCCCGACTTGTCAAGGGACATAACTTCTTC